CATTGAAGTGTTAATTTAAAAAAAGTTGAGATAAAGTAAAGTTACATAAATAAATTGTTACAAACCCTCTCTTATTATAAAGATGGGGGTTTTTTATTTGGCAATATATATAACATATGAAAAAAATAATTTCTTTTGAAAGAATAGTTGGATTGTCTTCATTATTCATCGCATGTTGTTCTGGATTTTTTAGTATTCTTGGCATTGGAATGTTGTTTAGTGGATCTTCAATTGCAGCAATGACAATGGCAAGTTCACTGGAAATTGGAAAGTTGGTTGCTACAAGTTTTTTATATAGATATTGGAATAAATCTACATTCCTCCTCAAGTCTTATTTAATAACATCGGTAATTGTTTTGATGATTATAACCAGCTTGGGAATATTTGGATATTTAACAGGTGCATATCAACAATCTTCTATAGAGAACAAAATAACTCAAGACATGATTACAAGTATTGAGGATCAAAAGAAATATTCACAAGATAAAATTCAAACATCAAAAAAACGAATTGAAAATATAACAGTATTACGTAATAGTCAAGAGTCTCGTTTGAATGAAAGTATGACAAATAGTTTAATTGCGAGAAATCCAATTCAATTACGTCAAATACAACAACAAACTTCAGATTTCATCGAACAAAGTCAACATGACATTGAAAATGAAAATCAAAAAATTCAAAAAAGTATTGATGAACTTCAATCATTTGATAAACATATATCGGAGTTAAAAATACAAAGTGGAAGCAAGAAAGATGTTCAAACTTTCAAATTTGTTGCTGATGAATTTGGGGTAGAAATTAACAAAGTGGTAAAGTGGTTTATTATTGTTATTATATCGGTATTTGACCCTTTAGCTGTGTGTTTGTTGTTAGCATATAATACAACATTGACACCAGACACTGTGATAAAGGAAACTGAAAGTGTGGATAAAATTGTTGAAGATGCAAAAAAAGAAGCGACCGAAGAAGTCCAAAAAGAAATTATTTTTAAGGAGATAATTAAAGAAGTTCCCGTTGAAAAAATAGTTGAAAAAGAAGTAATTAGAGAAGTTCAATCCCCGCAACATAAAACTGGATTTTTTAGTTTTTAAATTAAAATTAAACAATTTACACTTTTTAATTGATGTTTCAAATTTATATACTATATTTAGATATCAGTTAAAATTATATATATGGAACAAACTGACATTAAAGAAGTTATTAAATTATTAAAGCAGTCTCAAAAATTAGAAGACTGGGAATTGGTTGATGAAGCAATTCTATACTTAGATGATTATCTTGAAGACAACAATGATGAAGAGGAATAAATAAACTATGCTAATATTAGTTATATTAAGTGTTATATTGACAATATCAATTTGTATTAATTTATATCTAGGTATGTCACTGGATCGTAATTTTGGAAAAATAGACACCTTGGAGAAGTGGATATTGGAATTTCGCAATGATGTAAACGTTACGCATAACAGTTTAAAAGAAGTAGATGACAAACAAATGTTTCAGAAGGATGATGACGTAGGTTTTGTGTTTTTGGAAATTGTAAAGTTGATTGAAAAACTCAACAAAAGGATTGAATGAAAAAAAGAAAAAATAAAAAACAATTAAAAGTTACTAACTCGCCGGTCAAAAGTCCGAAAATGCCAACTAAACGGAAACGTTCTCCAAAATTTAATGGGGTCGGAATTTTGAAAAAGAAAAAAGTCGTCTCAAAAGAAAAGACAAAAAATAAATTTAAATTGGACAAGTCTAAAAAGATTGATCTTACAGAAAAACCAATTATAATTGTTCCAGAAGAAGTTGAGTCTAAAAAGACTAAAAAAACTTCTACTAATAAAATGTATTTCACGGAAGAAACAGAACGAAATATTATTTTATACAATAAAGAAGAAAGTCAAGAAATTCGCAATGATATATATAACGATGGTATTAGATATGCATTTGATAAATTGGTAGAAAACATTTTTAATACATTCAAGTTTATATATTTTGATAACAGTCCATCCGAAATAAAAAAGGAAACTGTTGCACATTTAGTAGCAAACATGCACAAGTTTGAAGAAGGTAAAGGAAAGGCATTTAGTTATTTCAGTATAGTGGCAAAAAATTATCTGATTCTTCATAATAACGGCAATTATAAGAGATTTAACCAACATATAAGTATTTCCGAAACTCCAGATGAAACCACGATATGTTTACAATCAGAAGATTCGTATCACAAAAATATTGAATTGTCGGAATTTATGAAATTAATGCTTGAATATTGGGAAAAGAATGTTACTAAAATCTTTACAAAAGAAAGAGATCTTAATATTGCAAATGCAGTAATTGAATTATTCCGAAACGGGAACCGCATAGAATCATTTAATAAAAAATCTTTATATCTAAATATTAGAGAGATTTCGTCCTGTAAGACACAACAGATTACTAAGGTTATCAATAAAATGAAACAGTATCAATCTGTTATAGTTAAATCATATCTGAATCGTGGTAATCTGAGGCCAGAAACATATTAACAAAAACATACTCGGTTTCATATATATAGATATATGGATTTAGATTTTGAACTTTTTAAAGGTAAAAAATATTCTTCGGTGTTGAAGGATATTGTTGTAAATTCCGAAGATAAACGCAATCAAATTGATATATTAATATCAGATTTGAGAGGAATGATCAAATCCGCAAATGATGCGATGGTGATAGTTCCGATGATTAAAGATTATTTGGATGTCGGTGTAAGAAACGACGAACAACTAATAAAACTTGCTGCCATCGTTCAGAGAATTGTTTCAAGTAACGCCTCTCCCGATGAAAATGGGGGAGGTTTTGCACTAAGTGATGATGAACGAAAACAGCTCATGGAACAGGCAGAGAAGATTACCAAAGAATTGAATTCCCCAATTCAAATAGTCAAACAATAATATGTATAGAACCAACAAAATTGGAAATTCATATTCCCAACTGAACAGTTCCACTTATTCGGGAACACATACGGAGTCGGATTTTTATGAAATGGAACCAGGTATTGTTCTTGATATTATTCTTGACGACTCACATCCAATTTTTAAATCTCCAAATAATTATCCGGCGATAAATCCGACAGATTGGCCAGATGACGTTTCAGGCAACCCCGCATTGCAAACAGATAAAAATTTTACATGGATAGGACGTGTATTGGTTCGTCCGTTGATATCACAACAAGGTGCAGACAAAGAGAAATTGACATGGGCAATTCCTTTGGAAAATACTGGAATAGTAGAATATCCCCTTGTAAATGAAACGGTAATTTTAGTAAATTACTTTAATACATTGTATTATTCTAGAAAATTAAATATAAAGGGATTGTTAAATAACAACGCAGACTTTAGGAAGGAAAAAATTTCTGGATTAAATTCTGGAAATAGGGAAATTGAAGTTTCAAATTCCGACAAAACGACTCCGTATCAAGGACCACTTTCTTATACTGTTTCAAAAAAATACAAAAATGTAGATAATGTCGGTGTAATGGGAAGATATTTTTGGTCAAACAATAATATAAGATCCATAAAAAAATATGAGGGTGATTCTGTAATTGAAAGTAGATTTGGACAAAGCATAAGATTCTCTGCATATGATTCAAATCGTCAAAACGATCAAAGTTCGCCTCAATACAAAGATTATGTAAATAAAGATAAATTAAAAAATCCAAAATTTCCCGATTCAATAACTGGCGGGGGAAATCCAATGATTCTATTTAGAAACCGTCAACGACCAATAAAATTGGATATATCAGAAAAGAATGCAGGTGGATTTGTTTCAGAAGATATCAACAATGACGGATCATCAATTCATATTACATCCGGATTAACAGAATCGCAATTCACTCCTACAATAAAAAAGACAATATTTCAAGAAGGAAAATCGGAAATCTCCGCATTTTCTCCGACTGGATGTTCCACTTTCAAATTTCCAAAACTCACTGGAGATCAAATTGTAATAAACAGTGACCGTTTAGTATTTAGTAGTAAAGCAGAAGAAACTCTCCATTTTAGTAAAAAACGATATGGAATTGTTACTGACAGTGAATATACCGTAGATGCACAGGATCAAATTGTAATTACATCCAATACAAAGACGGTATTAAATAGTCCAGCAATTTATTTGGGGGAATATGATGAAACACACGAACCAGTAGTACTCGGACAAACAACGGTTGATTGGTTATATGATTTGTGTGATTGGATCTTGAATCATATTCATGGACATGATCATATTCATCCACATCCACATATACATGCACATCCACATGTTCACATCAATCCACCTGCAGTTGCTCCCGTTCCTTTGTATGTCGGAGTAGGTGTAGGAAGTGGAATAACAAGTGTTGGTGGCGGCGGAACTAATATTGTGACAGGCGTCGGCGGAACTGATTTGGGACCAGTTTCAATTGGAAATACATCGGATCCAATAAATACTGTAAGTGCAGATCCAACCAATACATTATATGCCGATCCATATCAAACTCAAATATCTTTACAACAAGAAAGTTTAGCAGCTTTACGAGATTCTTTGGAGAAAATTTTAAGTAAAAGAGTATTTGTGACGGGCGGCGGATACGCACCTGGCAAATACGCGGGACCGTCATTGAAAACTAAAATAAATACTTTTAATGGAGATGGAGTTCCTGGGGGTTATTCTGGTAAAAGTAGAGGATCAAATCCAACTCAAAATATATGATATCTTTACCACAACCTCCATCTATAGATGTTCAAAATCCGCTTAGCGGAGTTTCCAATAACGATAATAATTTAATAACTAATACATCTACAAATATTACAAATACACTTCCAAACAAACGCGTTTCTGGTTTAAAATTTGAAAAACCGGACATAGATTGTGCAAAGTATTCACTTAATTCACTGAAAACGTTACCGATACCTTCCTCAATACCAATTCCCCAATTGGGATTACCTACTGTAAAAGATCTTACCGATAGAGCGTCTCAATTTATACCACCCATTCCCAGTTTGCCTACATTACCCAATGTTCCTACTGTGCCAAATTTGCCAAATATTTCTAATTTGCCAAGTTTGAAAGTTCCATCGTTGTCACAAGTTTCAATTCCGAAGGTTCCTACTATGGATTCTATAAATCCACTACCGATTGATATTAAAGTCAAGGCTTGGTTAGGAGAACCACCAAAAATACCAAATCTTACTCAATTACTAGCAAACCTACCCAATGTTCCAAAACCTCCATATTTTTGTGCAAAGTGTTCTCAATAGAAATATAGAAGAATTAGTTAGTAATATTGTCATTTTATTTAAAACCAGTTTGATAATTATATAGTATATGAAAACAAGTGAATTCAAATTATTAATACAGTCGGTAGTTCAAGAAGAGTTAGAGAAATCATTGCCATTGATGATTACACAAATTTTGACGGAGATTTTATCTCACAAGTCAGAATCCCATGTCTTGGATGCTCACCTAGAAATGCCGCCGGTCACAACTGTAGTAAAGAAACAACCAGTTGCAGTCAAAACGGACGAGAAACGTCCAATTAAAAGATACACTAACAATGATATATTGAATCAGGTACTGAACGAAACTGTTGGTGGAGTTCCAAGAGAAGGATCTTATGTTTCATTAACGTCTCCGATGTCAACCGGTGCGTTATCTCAACAGTTCATTAACAATCCAACCAATTGGGTCAGTGGCGATGAATCGGTAATAGTTCCCCCCACACCTACTCCTGTAAATGAAGAACAAGCAAAAGTATTGGGTGTAATGACCCGTGATTTCAGATCATTGATGAAAGCGGTAGATAGAAAGAAAAAACAAGGCAATCTTAAAAGTGAATTAGTTCAAACCGAATAATATATATGGCTTCCAAACCTACACTGTTACCAAAATTGTCAAATAGTATTGGTTTGAAACTACCATCTACTATTGGATTGACTCTGCCTTTACAGAAGGGCAATAATGGATATTTTGCACAGTCATATGATTCCCTCACACAAATAAGATCAAATTTATTAAATTTTTTCAAAACGAGACCATCCGAAAGACGTTTTAATCCCCAATTTGGAACAAGACTATATAATTACTTGTTTGAACAAAACATTGATGGATTTGATACGATTCTTCAAAATGTAATTCGGGAAGATATACAAACTTGGTTTCCAAATGTGTTTGTAAATAATATATTTTTGGACATTTCATCTGCACAAAAAGCAGAGGATGCTAATAATTATATAGTTAGAATAAGTATACAATTTACATTTAATAACCAAACAAGTAGCTTTTCGTTTACTACAACGAATAACATATAAAGTATGGCAAATACAATACAAAAATCATTTCAACCTCAGAATAAGGACGTTAAGTACCTTAATCGGGATTTTAATTCATTCAAACAAGGTTTGATTGATTTTGCCAAGAGTTATTATCCAACTAGTTATCAAGATTTCAGCGATGCGTCACCTGGCACAATGTTTATTGAACAGGCCGCATATGTTGGTGATGTTCTTTCTTACTATATAGATTATCAATTCAAAGAAAGTCTTCTTCCATATGCAGAGGAACGTAAGAATGTTTTGACGTTGGCTAAATATCTGGGATATAAACCTTACGCAGCAAAAGCAGCAACTACTCATATTGAATTGTTTCAATTAGTTCCATCAAAGACGAATGTTGATGGTAATTATATTCCCGACGAATCATATTGTCTATCCATTCAACAATATATGCAATTGGAGAATACATCTGGACAAAACTTTTTGATTGCTGAACCCGTTGATTTTTCTGTTGATACTTCATTTTCTCCTAGAGATGTATCGGTATATTCAAGAGATGCACTCGGAGTTCCTCAATTTTTCCTTCTCAGAAAAACCGCAGATGCATTCTCCGGTAAATTGGTTACAAAGACTGTATCGGTTGGTGCAGCGACTCCATTTTTTCATATTGAATTTGACGAAACCAATGTTTTGGAAATAATAGATATTCGTGATAGTAATAATAATAAGTGGCATGAAGTTGAATATTTGGCACAAGAAGTAATTTTTACTGAGGTAGACAATAACGAAACGAACGATGGAACTTTTTATGTTTATAAAACTGAAGTTCCCAAGATAATGAAGTCGTTAATGACATCACGTAAGTTTACAAGAAATATTACTGCTGGTAATACGACATATTTGGAATTCGGTGCAAACACCGACAATGTTGGTGATCAAATCATATATCCTACAGCAGGTGTAGTTGGAATTGGATTAGCGAATATCAGAAACATTGATTTATCTCTTGATAGTAGTAATTTTTTGAAAACCAATTCATATGGTACGGCTCCGTCTAATACCACATTAACAATAACATATGTTGTCGGCGGTGGACTAACATCCAATTGTAATGTAAATGAAATAGTAAGAATAAATTCATATCAATTATTGAATGACGCAAGTTCTTTGAATCCATCTCAACAAAATTTGTTTAATACAATCAAACAAACTTTAAAAGCCAACAATTTTATTGCTGCAACTGGAGGAGCAGATCAAGAAACGGTAGAAGAAATTCGTCAGAATGCTATAGCAACTTTTGCTTCTCAAAACAGAGCGGTAACCAAAGATGATTATGTTGTAAGAACATTCGGAATGCCATCGCAATTCGGAAGCATTGCAAAATCATTTGTGAAATCCGATGCAGATTTGAACTTTGGATTAAAAAAAGACGTAAGTGGATATGTTGATTATAACAATAATGCAACTGCTACAACCAATGCAGTTGAAAATTATTTTAGAAAAATAAATTATGATATTAGCAATCCATTCTCAGTGAATCTATATGTTCTTGGATATGATTCAAATAAAAATTTAACTCCGATAAATGCCGCATTGACATATAATATCAAACAATATCTTTCAAAATATAGAATGTTGACAGACGGTATCAATTTGATTGACGGATACATTATCAATATAGGAGTCAAATTTAAAATTGTAACTTATAACAATTATAATAAGAAAGACGTGTTGGATCAATGTAATCAAACCGTTCAAGACTTTTTTTATATTGATAAATGGGGGTTCTCACAACCAATAAATTTAAGTCAACTTCAATTGGAAATTGCAAAAGTTGATGGAGTGCAATCTGTTGCAAGTTTAGAAATTATGAATCTTACATCTGTCAATGGAAACTACTCTCCGTATCAATATGACATAACAGGTGCTACAAAAAATAATATCATTTATCCATCTTTGGATCCATGTGTTTTTGAGGTTAAATTCCCAACCGTAGACATTCAAGGAAGCGTATTGTAATATGCACACATTTATATATCCATTAAAAGACTCATACATAACCAATGAAAAAGGTTATGTTAATAAAAATCTTGGTATTGATGAAATTTTAGAATTAAAATCAATTCCCCAATTGAATAAACTCTTGAATTTGTATACAAATGTACCTGTAAGTGGAACATATGCATCTTCAATACAAAACTATAGTGGATCTTTCTACGGATATCTAAGTGGAAGCGATACCTCTGCTCAATTTTATATTTCGGGTTCTTCCACATTTACTTCTTCTAATTTCAATGGCAGAGTATCTGGTTCTTACAACGGGACACCAACTACAGGATCTACTCTAAGTGGATTTAGTGGAAATGTTAGTGGATTTGTAACCGGAAGTTTGACAGGATCATTTAATGGAACATTTTCATATGCATCTGGATCATTGGCATCATTCAATGGAAGTTTAACGGGGGTTGTATCTGGCACAATGAATGTATATGAACCATATTATACTTACTATAATACTCCGGAGTTGAGTAGAATATTGATAAAATTTGATCTTTCAAGTCTTTCATCCTCACTTGCGACCGGAAACATTACAACGGATAATATAAAATTTTATCTGAAGTTGAAATCAACTGAAACCCATGAGGTTCCAACCGATTATACAATTTACGCATTTCCAGTGAGTCAAAGTTGGAATATGGGCATCGGTCGGTATTCAACCGGTGGAGATTCTATTGGAGTTAGTTGGAATTATACAAATGATGCAGGAACTGATGCATCTTACTGGTACGGAACAGGTTCAAACAATTCCTATTCTACCACACATAACTATTTTCTAACTCAAAGTTTTGCGACAGGTTCATTTTCAAATCAAGGGGGAACATGGTATTATAGTGTTCCCACTTCATTTATTCAACCAACATCAAGTGTTAAAACTTTATTCTTTAATACATCAAGTTCTACTCCTACATTTGAAACTCAATATTCATCAAGTCTCCAAACAAGTTTGACTTCTAGTTTTTCCGGTTTCTTATCGTCAAGTTTGATATTGATATTATCAAGTTCGCAGTTGTCAAGTTCAAATTCGTTACAATCATACAATTTTATTAATTCGTTTGCAACGACTACTTATACAAATACATCAGCAAGTATTTCAAGTTCACTTGCATCAATTAATGTATCAAGCTCTGTGTATCAAACAGAATATACGTCAAGTATTTTGTTCTTAAATAGTTTGTCATCAAGTATACAAACAATATTGATGAATTCTGCGTCATTAGTAACATATACATCTCAATCATATCAATACATCCGTTCACTTTCAAGTAGTGTCGCACCATCTACTATATATTCTGATTTGTATAATAGAATCAATAACTTAGTAACCGCAAGTGTATCTTCTAGTGTATCATCTTCGTATGTTTACAGCGCATATACCTCATTTTCTTCAAGTTTAGCAAATCAACTTTCAGCAAGTTATTGGTATAGTTCAAGTGGATGTGCATGTAATCCAACCAATCAATCTGCAAGTTTGTCTGCAGATTTGTTTAATCAACAATTCTTGAGTTATATAAGTTCAAGTGAATCTGCTTCTATCATATCAAGTTATAATAATTTATTGAATGCGACATTCTCATCAAGTGTTCTTCAAGGTTTTTCATCAAGTTTGATATCATATTTCAATCAAGACATTTATAATTTACAAATTTCCACTTCGGCAAGTGTAGCATCATCTTTGACGCAATCATTTGCATCCAAGTTCTGTTCCACATTATCTACGGGAAGTTCTTTGTTATCATCCCAAGCATTTAGTTATACAACGTCTGATATCAATGTGGATGTTACCAATATTGTTAAAGGATGGTTATGTGGATGTGTACCAAATGAAGGTGTGATTTTGATGACTTCTCTTGAATTGTCTGGAATTGATAATGTCAATGGAACAATCAAGTTCTTTAGCAAAGAAACCAATACCATCTATTCTCCATATTTGGATGTATCTTGGGACGACAGTGTATATAACTCTGGGAGCATGGTTCCTCTTGGTGGATACAATCCATATACAGTAGTAGTAAAAAATCTCAGTAGAGAATATAAATTTGGTTCTTTGGTAAGAATCAATCTATTTGCAAGAGAAAAGTCTCCTCTCAAGAATTTTGTTAAAGGTACCCAACAAAGTCAATATTTGAGTTCAAGTTTATTGTCCACAAATACATATTACGCCATCAAAGACAACGAAAGTGAAAACATGGTGGTTGATTTTGATGATTATACTAAGTTGAGTTGTGACGGTTCGGTTCATTATTTCAATCTTGATACAACAACTTTGCCAGTTTCTAGATATTATAGATTACTTATAAAAACAACAATCAACGGAGAAGTTAAGATTTTTGATAACGGCAATATATTTACTATAACAAGATAATTATGTATCAAGAACAAATAAACAACTTCATTCATAACGGAATATATCAATATCAATTAGATACTTTTGGAAATTTTGTCGTGGACGAAAACAATCCTAGCTTTTCTACTCAATATTTGAAAGTGGGATTATATGATTTCAATTATGATGTCAATAAAATTGAATCTCTTCTTCCTTCTGTAAAATTTGATGAATTTATTCCTGTGTTAGCCAATCCTATAAATACCAATGTAAATACTTCCAATAACTACGTTGAGTCCGTATTGGCAGCAAGTATTAGTTCCGTTCCATTAGAAGTTATTGCCGAACTTGAATATACTATACAACAATTGAAGGCTGAACGAGATGATGCAAATACTAAACTAAACAACATTGTTGCAAAATTGACTCCTCCATCATAATTTATGAATTTTCCATATCCATTGGTAAGCACATTCACAAGTAGTTTTAATACTGCTTCATATTTTAGTGCGGATGATGTAAATAATTACAATCAGAATACAAATAACTCGGATATTTTCTTCGGTAAGTCTGATAGAGATATTGTTGAATTTTCTTATTTTAACACAATTGGAGAACAAAATGGTTGGGTATACAAAAATCCAGACGTTCAATATCTATCTCAAGTCGGAATTTATAAGGACGTAGATAAAAACCAATTTACTTATAATTATCGCAAAGTCAAAACCAATTATATTAATTATCAAAATAATCTTTTGATAGATATTGGTTCAGATTTATCCGCATCAAATGTTTTTGATGGACAACATATCACATCATATAATTTTACAAGAACAGTGGCAGGTAGTCAAAATTATCAATTGATAATATCAGACATTTCTCCTTCAAGAAAAGAATTGAAGTTGATTCCAACTTTTCAAAAACAATCTACTGACAAAAATGTTTTTTTTGAAAATCTTCATTATGAAGCATTTTGTAGAAAGTTGGTGTTGATAGAAGACGTAGTTGAATTAATAGTTACGTCCCTTGAAAATTTTAATTGTGAAAATAATTACAAATCATATTCACAGTCAAATCCATCAGATATTGTAAATTTTAAAAATGCATTTGGATTTAAATCCGATGTAGATGCTATATCATTCATAAACTCAATTTACGATGGAACACAGAAACTTCAGTTGGATTTATTTAATAATACCACAATCAAAAATTTGTTTGGTATCAAAAATTATATCAAATACTGGTTGTATACATATTCAAAAAACATAGTGAGTTTTCAAGAACTCAATCAACAAATTAAATACATAGTTCAAAAAGAGTATTTAAATGAACTTGCTATAATTAACATTTTTAATGTGGATCTTACAAACAATTTACAAATTGTTTCTACAATCGTATATGATAATTTTGTACAGTCGGTATTACGTGTGATTGAAAACGCATTTTTAAATAAGTTCTATTCATATTACAAAAACTCATTAAACTTTGGAAGTGGTTTGGTAGTTAAATTCATTGATCATTCATTTTCGTCTCAAAATGAAAGTGAATCAAAACATATAGAATTACTAGTCAAACTTGATAGTCCATTGTCATTTGATTATGCAGTAAAGTCCAAATGTTGGATTTCAAACATCAGTATAACTCCAATTGTTCAAAATGTTATTTTGATGCCTTTGAAGACGGTTCCTCAACATAAAATCGGCGGACCAGATTTCTCCGTAAAAATCAATAATGCAAACAAATACAGTTATAATAATATTGATTCACTGGACCAAGGTTTATCTGATACTACACTGTCACAAATTAATATAATTGATAAGTTAAAAAATTTAAACATTGATTATAGCAAATTTGAAAACTTTGTAATATTTTCGTCTGCTGCTATTAGAATTAAAGTATTTAAGAACAAACTTGAATCTATAAACAGCACCAATATTCAGATTCAAACTTTATCGGCGTTGGCAACATCTAGTAATACAATAATTTCCGCGTCATATTCATCTGATATTCAATCTCTACAAAATAACACACTTTCAATTCAAAATTCGTTTGATGGATATGAATCGTATCTGTATACCAATCAATCATTGATACAAGGATCGTTGTCTGATACTAATTCTAATTATCACAACTATATTATTGACGCAGAAAATTATGACATTCAAAACATTGATAGTTTGGTAAATAACACACCGGAATATTTGAAGTTGAATGAAGATAATAATGATTATCTATTGTTCTTGTCAATGGTAGGTCACCATTTTGATAATATATATCAATATATAAAATCTTTCCCCATTTTAAACAGATCTACATCAAGCAACGATTATCTCCCCGACTTGGTTTACTATATGTTAAAGACTTTCGGTTGGGACACATCAACTGATTTTGCCAATAAAAGTACACTCTTAACTTACGCATCGGATTCATCCATCGTTTCAACAAAAAACAAGAACGAAATTATTTGGAAGCGAATTTTAGATAATTTGCCCCAGATTTATAAAACAAAAGGCACTGAAGAGTGTATCAATTTGTTGTTATCTTGTTATGGTGTTCCATTAAACATTTTAACTATCCGTGAATTCGGAGGAAACGATATATTCAAAAACAACAAAACCAGTTATGTATATGACGCAAAGTATTATTTTACCAAATACCAATCTGGCACGGAATATGTAAAATTTCCATATACGTCGTCTGCAAAGTCTCTGGAATTTACTTTCAAAACAGAAAAGAGTTATGTCCAAAATCAAAGAATAAATTTAGTAACAAAAGATACTTCTTGGAATCTCTCTTTGTTAAAATCCAAAGTTGATAATTATGGTGATATAATTTTCAATATACAAGATAAGTCAATGAAAATAGAAAATGTCCCTATATTTAACGGTGACAATTTTTATAACGTATTGTTAAGAAGAAATTCAACTTCATCATTTCTTGATACAAATTCAACCGAAGATTATATTCCTACGCAATATGATTTGGTTGTCAAGTCATATGATGGAGACCGTGAAGTGTTCAACCATTCTTCAAGTGTAGTTTTAACCAAAACATACAATCAAGCATTTTCACAAGACGGATATTTATATTTTGGAAATTTTCCCACATCAAACAAGAATTTCACCGGATTGTTGGATAAAATTAATTTAATACAAAATCCAATTTCCAATGAATATTTCTCCGAATATTCAAGAAACTACAATTTCTATGGAAACAATGATGTCACTAATACTTGGAACGATCTTGTTTTTAGATACAATTTTGATTATCCTATTAATTTGGCATCATCAAGTATAGTTCCAATATTGCCACATTTACCCATCGGACAGTCCACTTTGACTGGAAGCGGTTATAATTTTGTCAATAATAACGTTACACAATCTAATGCATGTACCTTTTATTCTCAGTCTACGTATCCATATCAGTTTGAAGAAGTGGATGTCGTACAATCTATATTGGTTTCCCATTATGGTCCCAATAAGTTGAAAAATAACAAAATCCGCAAAGTAGAACAAATATTGACATCGGCACCTTCACCCGTGCAAACTGTTTCTCAAAATGTTGATGTATTTTCGCCAGATTCAAATTTAATTGGAGTATTTATTTCTCCGTTCAAGGTGAAAGACGATGATATCATCAATTTCTTGGGAGACTATAATGTTATGAACTCGGTTGCAGATCCAGGTAACATTTATCAATCTTCATATAAAGATTTGAAATCTTTGAGTCAAAATTATTATCAATATAATGGCGAACCTGTTTTATATCAAGAATTTATGACGTTGTATAAAAACTACGTTGATAATTCTACATTTGATTCTATACGAAATGTTGTGCCGGCAAGAACGAAACTTTTAACTGGTGTTCTGATTGAACCTTCGTTATTGGAAAGACCCAGACTTCAATTGCGTCCACCGACACTCAGCGAAGTTAATATAAATGTGGGTGATATTGATACTAAAGATAATATTGCTGCAACTGTACAGTCTTCTAACCAATATTCTTCAACTATTGATGAAAATGTCAGCCGAAATCAAATAAAGCAATTTAATTTGAATCGTGGATATATTTCAAATGATGACAACGATTATTATTTAACTGCATATGTTCAACAGAATGTTCCGTTCTTTGATTATAAACAAAACAAAGTTT